GATGATACACAGACGTTGATGAATGGCTTTATGCGTATGGCTATTGACAACGCTGCTCTATCTGGTAACCTTATCATTGAAGTAGATGAGACTAACCTTGTACCAGGGCAAGACTTAAGTGTGTATCCCGGCAAGGTCTTCCGCCGCCAAGGTGGTGCTCCAGGGCAAGCTATCTTTGGCACCAAGTTCCCCAACGTAGCACAAGAGAACATGCAACTCTTTGATAAGGCACGAGTATTAGCAGATGAGAGTACTGGATTCCCTAGCTTTGCACACGGTCAGACGGGTGTTTCGGGTGTTGGACGTACAGCATCTGGTATCTCTATGCTTATGTCTGCTGCTAATGGTAGCATACGTACAGTAGTTAAGAACGTTGATGACTATCTGATTCGCCCCTTAGGTAAGTCCTTCTTTGCATTTAACATGCAGTTTGACTTTGATGAGTCTATTCGTGGTGATTTAGAAGTACATGCGTCTGGTACAGAGAGCTTGATGGCTAACGAAGTACGTTCACAGCGCTTGATGCAGTTCTTGCAGGTAGCACAGAACCCAGTACTAGCTCCCTTTGCTAAGATGGACTACATCATTCGTGAGATTGCTAAGTCTATGGATCTTGACCCAGACAAGGTTACTAACTCCATGCAGGATGCTGCTATCCAAGCTGAGATCCTCAAAGGCTTTCAGCAGCCTGTACAGCCACCAATGGGGCCAGAGGGTGTCCCAGCACCTGAAGGACAGGAACAGGCACCACAAAGCCCTCAGGGCGGCGTACAGGACACATCAGGTGGTGGAGGTGGTCAGATAGGTATGGGTACAGCACCAGCGCCAGGTGAGCAGGGGTTCAGCGGTAATGTCGCTTAAGAGAATAGTTAACGATAAAGAAGTATGGGATGCGTTTCTTGAAGAGCTTGAGGATCGCATCTCAGCAAACCATAGAAGTATGGAGAACCTCTCAGATACTGCTGAGGTATATCGACACCAAGGTGCTATCAAAGCGCTTAGACAACTTAAGTACTTGAGGGATTATGTGAATGGCTGACATAGACCAACAAACAGAAGAGGCACTGGGTTGGGCTGCGGAGGGAAAGAAACTCGCAGTAGATACCCCAGAGGTATCTTTTAGAGATGCTGCTACTTTTGTTGCTGAGATGACACCTATTGTTGGTGACGCTATGGCGGCTAAGGAAGTCTATGATGAACTACAGAAAGATGAGCCTAACTATTACTTAGCGGGTGCGCTGGGGGGTGCTGCTCTTGTAGGTCTTGTTCCAGGTATAGGTGACGTTGCTGCTAAAGCCATCAAAAAAGGTGCTAAAGAAGTATTTGACGTAGCTAAGCGTGTAGAGGTTGACCCTAATGCTATGGGGTCAGGCTTAGGTAATGTAAAGTTAAAACCTAAAGAGCCTTTTAAAAAAACACGCAGCGCTTACAGGATAGCAACACAATCGGAAGATGGAAAGTTATATCCTCTATTTGTTAATGCTTCTGATGAGATACCTGTTGGTGAATGGGTATCAGCATCTGTACCACCTGTTACTTTTAAAGGTGCTAATGGTAATATGTATGTACCGAGTAGAGGTGCTGCAAGATCTAAGGGTGAGAAAGCTAAAGCAACAGGGGATATGCAGACTATCCCAGACCAAGAGACCGCAGATAGATTAAGAGAGATGGGCTTTCCTGTTGAGAAACCTAGTAAGACTGCGCCCTACGGTAAGGTAAGGGCGGTTGCTTCTAGACCAGGGTTTCATGCAACAACAAAGCCCGTTGCACATCACTTAGGGCCAGAAGACCTTATTATCTCATCTTCAGAGAGAGATCAGCTTTTAAAAGCAGGCGTAACTCCTAAGGCCTTTAAAGCAAAAACTTTTAACTACCTTGACGGTAAGTTAATCAGCAAAAAAAAGGTATCTGAGCTTTCCCCAGAGGATAAGAAAAGAGTAGAAAGTCAGAAGAAATACTACGTGAAGCGTAGAGCAGAAGATCAGGTTTTTGTTGAGGTAGACATGGCTGATGATACCAGCGAAGATCTTCTAAAATACATGCAAGAGCGTGGTAGAACAGATATAAACGATAAACTCCCTTCTGGAGGAAGTTACACCTATCAAGACGGTCAGGCAGATGCTGAAACGTGGGTAGTAGGCGGTGATATGAAAGTTAACCGTGTACTAAGTCGTGAAGAAGCAAAGGCAGCACAAGAGGCCGCTGGTGTAAAAGACCTCCCTTACAGGAGTGAAGTAGAAGAGATACTAGGACGTAAGTTCGCCAAAGGTGGTTTAATAGGAGAAGAAGATATGTACACAGGCCAACAAGATTCTCTATTAGCCACTGGTATGGCTGACGGTTTAACGCCGTTTGAAGATCAAACAGTACAGGCTTTTGCACTAGGGGGTTTAGCAGAAGATATAGACCCTGTGTCAGGCAATGAAGTACCTACAGGCTCCTTACCAGAAGAGGTACGTGATGACATCCCTGCTCAACTGAGTGAAGGCGAGTATGTTGTACCTGCTGATGTAGTACGATTCTTTGGTGTTAAGTTCTTTGAAGACCTACGCACAGAAGCTAAGATGGGTTTCAACTCCATGGAAGCCAATGGCCGTATTGGCGGTGAGCCTATTGGTGAGACAGGTATGGAGATGGGTGGTGACGAACTACCGTTTGACATCTCTGAGCTACAGATAATTGATGACGGTGAGCCAGAACAACCTATGATGAATGCGGGTGGCTTTATATCTGGTTATGCTGATGGTGGTCTTGCTGATACAGGAGACATCCCTCTAACAGAAGAGAACTACCAAGGCACAGGTATGGAGCAGCGCCAGTACAGTAACGCTGCAGGTAATATCATTACTATCTTGTTCTTCAACGGTATGCCTATGAGCGCAGTACCTGATGGTTACTCTCCCTACACTCCAGAGGCTGTACCTAGTGAAGCTAAAGCAGTTTCGGATAGTGGAGATGATGGTGTTTTTGATTCCAGTGCAACAGACCCTGAGCCTATTGACTACAAGGGTTTGTCAGCAGCAGAGTTACGTGATCTAGTTGATGCACAAAAAGATACAAGTAAAACAGCTATTTCATTAGGTTTAGGTATGGTCAACCCTCTTATGGGTATGGCCTTTAAAGCAGCTACATGGCACCAATCAAAGCTAGTCACTAAAGAGCTTGAGCGCCGTATGGCAGATCCTTCCTTAGACGCTAAGCAAAAGGCTTTCTATACAGATCTTACAGAGACTATGACTGCAGATCAGCCTGGTTTGTTTGAGCGTCTGTTTGGTAAGACAGAAGAAGCTAAGAAGCCTGAGGTAGCTGCTCCTGTAGCGCCCCCTGTAATGACCCCTGCTGAAGTAGAAGCAGCTATGACTCCTACTGCACCAGAACCTTACAGCTATACGCCTGAGGCAGGTTACACCCCAGCTGCAACGGCTGCAGAAACAGCAGAAGTTAAAGCAGCTAATGATGCTCTCAGAGCAAGCCCAGTGCCACGTACTACTGCACAGCTACGTGAAGACCGTGAAGATGATACGTTCCGTGAAACAAAAAGTGCTATATCTAGGTCTAGAGACATTCAAAAGGAATCTGAGGATACAGGCAAAAGTATTGCAGAGATTGGTCGTGAGCGTTCTCCCTCTACTGCAGAGCCATCAGAGGATGATAAAGCTGCCTCCGCTGCAGGGGCAACTCGTGGCGCAGGTGGTCAGATGGGAATGAACAAAGGCGGCTTGATGAAGAAGAAGAAGAAGAAGTAACTACCCCCTATAACAATAAGGCTACCCAGCTAAGGCTGGCCCCAACATAAGGAATAACAAATGCCAGAAGCCCTAATCCAAACAGACTCAATGTCACACAAACGCAACATGTCCCGTGTAGAGCGGGATGAGGCAGAGCTACGGGAACTGCTTAAGCAAGCAGGTGTAACGCAAGATGAAACAGAAGAAGAAGCTGTTGAAGCGGAACCCTATAGCTCAGAGTCTAGCGAACCCCCAGTTCAGGCAGAGAGTACTACCAAACAAAAAGAAGAACCAAAAGCTGAAGCACAAGAAGATGAAGATCTAAGTGCAGAAGAGAAGAACTTCAAGAAGCGTTACGGTGATCTACGGCGTCACACTCAAGAGAAAGAGAAAGAGTTTCAGGCTCAGCTTGATAAACTAACTGCTCAACTTGATGCGGCTACTAAGAATGAGCTTGTACTACCTAAGTCAGAAGATGAAGTAGAGGCTTGGGCTAAGAAGTACCCAGACGTTGCAGGTATCGTAGAGGCAATCGCTGATAAGAAAGCTAGTGAGCGTTCCTCTGAGCTTGACGGGCGTTTAAAAGAGATTGAAGCTTTACGTACAACAGCTAAGCGTGAGAAGGCAGAAGCAGAGTTGCTATCCTTTCACCCTGACTTCCAAGAGATTCGTGCTGATGATGCGTTTCATGCTTGGGCAGAGAAGCAGCCTAAAGTTGTACAGGATGCTCTGTATGAGAATAGCGAAGACGCTAAGTCTGTTGCACGAGTTATTGATCTTTATAAGGCAGATCAAGGTATTAAGACTAAGAAGGTGTCTAGCTCTGATAAAGCAGCAGCATCCTCAGTCAAAGCTAAAGGACGGGCAGCACCTGACACAGATGATTCATCTAAGTATATCACTGAGTCGCAGGTAGCTAAGATGTCTATCAAAGAATACGAGAAGCGCATGAATGAGATCTTTGATGCTCAGCGCTCTGGTAAGTTTATTTACGATGTATCAAAGAAATAAGTTGACAATACTTGTATCGTGGATAAAACTATAGGCATGTACATTGTCAGGCATAAACTGCTTGTACATGCTTTTCACTAAGCACTAGCCACACGAAGAACTACCTCTGAGTATAGGCCCAGCGCTTGAAGGACGGCCATCCTGATAGCAACGCTGACTACCCTAAGACAACGAGCCTCTTTTATTGTGGATATGTAGTGTCTAACTTTCACGCCATATCTATAAAGGAGAATTATTATGGCTATTGGAACCGCTGGTGGTGGTTTTGACGGGAACTTTTCCCCGATTATCTACTCCAAACAAGCACAGATTGCACTTCGCCGTGCAGCTGTAACTAACGCAATCACCAACAACTCTTACTTCGGTGAGATTGCAAACCAAGGCGACACTGTTCGCATCCAAAAAGAGCCAGACGTAACCGTCAACGCTCTGCAGCGTCACACAGGTATCTCAGTAGAGAAGCTTGATGACTCTGACTTCTCGCTCACCATCGACAAAGCTAACTACTTTGCTTTCAAAATGGATGACATTGAAGAGCAGTTTGCAAACGTAGACTTCACATCTTTGGCCGCTGATCGTGCTGCATATAAAATGGCAGACGCAATGGACTCAGACGTACTGTCTTACCTCTCTGGTCACACATCTGCAGGCGCTTTCATCACCACTACATCTGGCGATGCACAGCACCCAACAGCAGGTAACTTGACTGGTGAATTGCTCACTGCAAACCACTTGGACGCAACTGACTTCGGTAACTTGACCATTTCTGGTACAGCTACTGCAGGTGACTCCGTACCATTGGCACCACGTTTGCCAGGCGCAACAGCCCTGTCAGCTACAACTGTTTCCCCTTTGACTGTACTTGCACGTATGGCTCGTAAGATGGACACACAGAATGTAGACGCACGTGGACGTTGGGTTGTTCTTGACCCAGTGTTTGTAGAGATGCTGAAAGACGAAGATTCACGCATGTTGAATGGTGACTTCGGTGGTTCAGGCTTGCAAAACGGTCTGGTGTTGAACAACATTCACGGCTTCCGTGTTTATGTGTCCAATGCTTTGCCTGCTGCTGGTACAGGTGCTGGTACTTCTGGTACAGGTGCACAGTCTACTAACTACGGTGTTGTAGTTGCTGGTCAAGACGATGCTGTTGCTTCTGCTGAGCAGATCAACAAAGTCGAGAACTACCGTGACCCAGACAGCTTTGCTGACATTGTTCGTGGTATGCACCTTTATGGCCGCAAGATTCTGCGTCCAGAAGCACTTATCACAGCACGTTACAACGCTGCTTAAATCACTTAGTCTGTCGGGCTGGTCTCTTACGAGGCTGGCCCTTCGGCACACTTATCATTAGGATGTCTCTATGGCTAACTTTGTATCTTTAGTTAATCAAGCATTACGCCGTGTCAATGAAGTTGAACTTGATATTGGTGGCGATGGCTTTAGCGATGCACGTAACTTGCAGGCTTTAGCTAAGGACGGGATTAACTCTGCTGTACGTGAGATCCTGCAGAACACACAAGAGTGGCCTTTTACACTTACAACATATACGCAGACCCTGACTGTCGGTACAGGTGTGTATGACTTTGCCTCAGATGCTTCTAAGATTGACTGGGACACTATCTACCTCAAGCGTTTATCTTCTAAGGGTAATACACCTACTAGACTGCCAGTAATTACATATGAAGATTACATTCGTCATTACCGCTCAGGTGAAGACGTTAGTGGCGTGAATGGTTATGGTATACCTACTACAGCTTATCAGACAGAAGACATGAAGTTTGGTGTCACCCCTCTGCCTGACGATGTATACGAGATAGAGTATCGCTACTGGTCATATCCTGCAGACATGGTTTCTTATAACGATGTATGCATAATACCTGATCGTTTTAATACCGTAATAGTTGATGGTGCTGTTATGTACCTTATGCGCTTCCGTGCCAATGAACAGAGTGCTTCACTTCACCAGCAGAAGTTTGAGGATGGTATGGACAACATGCGCCGCTTACTGCTCGACTCTCCTTTGTACGTTACATCAACTGTAGTTTCAGGTAGATACTTCAATAAACAGTCTGGTATTAAGTAATGGCGGATAACCTACGTACCTTTGCTACGCCTTGTATGGGTGGCTTGGTAGTTAACCAAGACCCTCTGACACAGGGCGGTCAGATGGCAGGTTCTGCTATACGGTTGATTAACTATGAGCCTGCCTTGAATGGTGGGTATCGTCGTATTAGTGGTTATACTAACACGTATGGTGAAGTACCTGGTGAAGCTACTACTCCTGTGCTAGGTGTACACGTATCTGCTGATATTAACGATGGTATCTTTGCTACACGTAAGCCTGCTTCTGGTTTTAACTATTTACACAAATGGAATAACACTACTTCTAGCTGGGATGCTATTACTACTGTAGGTTCTCCTACTATGGTTGGTGTATCTAAGGTACGCTTTGAGAGCTTTAACTGGGGTACGCCTAAGTTTGCTATGGCTGATGGTATTAACCCTGCTTCTACGTGGGATGGTACTACATATGTTCAGCTTAATGGTGGAGAGTCGCCCAGCGCTCCTAGTCTTGTATCTGCATTTAATAACCATCTATTCCTAGCAGGAGACTCATCTGAGCCTTACAACTTATACTTTAGCGCTCCTGTAGATGAGACTGATTGGACACCTGCTTCTGGTGCTGGCGTTATTAACGTAGGCTTTGAGATTATACAGCTTAAGTCTTTCCGTAATGATCTTTATGTCTTTGGTAAGAATAACATTAAACGTTTGGTTGGTAATAACATTGCTGACTTTCAGCTTGTAACAGTTACCTCTAACCTTGGTTGTGTTGCTCCTGATAGCGTAGCAGAGTTTAACGGTGAGATTCTCTTCCTAGCACCTGACGGTATTCGCCCTGTTACTGGTACAGATCGTATTGGTGATATTGAGCTTGCTACACTGTCTAAGCCTATTCAGTCTATCTTTGAAGACTATACAGCTAACGAAGATCTTGCTACAATGACTACTGTAGTCTTAAAAAAGAAGTCACAGTTTCGTTTATTCTTTACTAACCAAGACTCCCTTGGTATCATAGGCGCTATTCGGCGTAGTGGTCAGGGTGGTGCAGGCTTTGAGTTTAGCCAGTTAGTAGGTGTATCAGTCAACTGCGCACATAGTGGCTATATTGGTGATGAAGAGTTTGTTATACATGGTGACAGTGTTGGTTATGTTTTCCGTCAAGAAGTAGGTAACAACTTTGACGGTAGAGACATCTTTAGCTTATTTCAAACACCGTTCTTCTATATGGATGACCCTGCTGTTCGTAAGTCTTTCTATGACATAGACACATACATGCGCTCTGAGGGTGAAGTAACAGTTAATATGGCTATTGATTACGACTACAGTGACCCTACAGTAACCATAGGCTCTGACTATGAGTTGTCTACACGAGGTGCTGCGGCTTACTACGATAAAGCTACCTTTGATACCACAGACATTTACGATGGTAATCCATCACCTGTAGAGAGTACGACTATATCAGGTTCAGCTAAGTCCATCTCAGTTCGCTACGTTGCAAACGATACAAAACCTAGTCATACTATTCAGGCTATTACACTAACATACGGCCTTGGTGACAGGCGCTAAGAGAGGAATAAAACATGTCAGGCTATACACGCCAATCTGTTGCAGACATTGTACCTACCGCTGTAGTACGTGCAGCGCCTATCAACGCAGAGTACAACAAACTCCGTGACGCTTTTGCACAGAGTGACACAGGTACTACAGGACACAAGCACGATGGTACATCTGATGAGGGTTCTTACGTTCCTCTGATTGCTGACCTAGATGCTTTAAATAAGATACAGGTAAGCCAAGTAGATAATCGCTTTGGTGTGTGGGTTGAAGTAGCTGGTGCATCTACTGAGCAGTTACGCTTTCAAGACGGTCTTGTTGTACCTGTAGTAGATAATGATATTGACCTTGGTACTGCTTCATTGGAGTACAAGAACCTATACGTAGATGGTACAGCTTACATTGATACAGTAAGTATTGGTGATAATGACTATACTACTATTACAAACAATCTGTACAATGTAGCTGCTGGTAACCTCACGTTTGACGTAGCAGGTAACATTAACTTAGATGCTGATGGTGGCAATGTAGCACTTAAAGATGCTGCACTTACTTATGCCACCTTTACAAACAATGCAGGTAACCTTACACTAAAGAGTGGTACAACAACAGCTGTAACATTCAATGGTGCTAATGCTGACTTTGCTGGTACGTTAGACGTAACAGGTAATGCTAAGTTTGATAGTAATGCTACTATTGATGGTAACACTATAGTTGGTGCATCTAATACTAATACAGTAGCTGTTAATGCTAAGATTACTACTGCTCTTGTACCCACAACGAATGGTGTTAATACTCTTGGTACAGGTTCAGCTTACTGGGGTGACAGCTTCCTAAAGAGTGTAACTACCACAGGTAACGCTACTATTGGTGGTAACATTACAGTAAATGGTACTGCTGACTTCACTAACACTACACTAGAGAACGTAAACGATCCGACTACTGCACAACAGGCTGCAACAAAAAACTACGTTGATACAGCTATTAACAATCTTATTGGTGGTGCTCCTGCTACGCTAGATACTCTTGATGAGATTGCTGCAGCTATCAATGACGATAACAATGTTTATACTACTCTAACAAATAGTATCGCAACTAAGCTATCCTTGTCAGGTGGCGCTATGACTGGCGCTATTGCTATGGGTGGCAATAAAGTAACAGGTGCTGGTGCGCCGACTACAGGTTCTGACCTTACTAATAAAACGTATGTAGATAGTATCCTAGGTTCAGCAACCGCCGCAGCAGATAGTGCAGCAGATGCACAGAAGCTTGCTATTAACCCAGAAGACTCACAGTACACACTCTCTGATAGTACAACAGTAGGTTACTCTGCTTTGCATTACTCAGAGAAAGCGTCAGAGACTTATACTAACCTACTTGCCCTTGCCAGTGTAGTTAGTGCTACTGTAGGTGATTACGGGTTTATTAACACTTCACCGACTTCAACGGCAGATTACGGAGCATTATAAATGTCAACTCAAATACAACGCCGTAGAGGCACAACATCAGATCATAGTACTTTTACAGGCGCTGGTGGCGAACTAACTATTGATACAACAAAGAACACTGTTGTTGTACATGATGGTTCTACAGCAGGGGGCTTTCCTCTCGCTAAGGAGTCAGACCTTGCAGCCACAGTAGGTGCTTTAACAGATGTAACTATTACTTCTGTAGGGGCAGGAGAGTTACTGAAATACAACGGATCTGCGTGGGTAAACAACACCCTTGCAGAAGCAGGTATTGTAGCTACAGGCGACATTGGTGTTACTGTACAGGCTTACGATGCTAACCTTACAGGCTTTGCTACAGCACTTACCCTACCCGTAGCAGATGGTACAACAGGACAGTTCCTCAAGACAGATGGTGCAGGTAACGTAACCTTCGCTAGTATCCCTACTATTAACACACTGAATGACATTGGTAACGTAACTATTACTGGTGCAGCCACTGGTGAGTTCTTACAGTGGAGTGGTTCAGCTTGGGTTAACGCTGTAGTAGAAGCCTTCGATGTACAGACACAAACTACTACTGCTACAACACAAGTAACTGTTGCATCCTATAACGCAACCACGTATAATGGCGTTAAAGTTGTAATCACTATGCACGACTCCGTAGCAACAGAGCGTAGCATCACTGAGATACTTATTACACACGATGGCACTACAGCTGTAGCCACTGAATATGCACAGGTTAACACTGCTACTGCCCTAGCTACATTTGATGTGGACATCTCTGGTGGTAACGTCCGTATCCTAGCTACACCAGCAAGCACAAATAGCACAGCGTTTACGGTTAAAGCTATTACTCTGTAAGATTTATACTCTAGTGGAAAGGGAAGCTAGATGAGCAATACTAAAGATTTTAAGGTACGTTCAGGTATTCAACCCACGGTCTATCAAGAGGGCGTGGGTACTGTTGTGTCTGGTAGTGTAGGGTATAACCTTGCTGGTGCTAGTTATGATAGCAAGAGTTTCAATGTTTCTAGTCAAACAACAAACCCATATGGCTTGAGAATAAGTCAAGATGGTACGAGAGTTATAATATTAGACAAAGTAGATAGCAACCTTGTACAGTACAACCTAAGCACTGCTTATGATATTACAACGGCTGTTGCACAAGGTACAGAGTTTAGTCTTTCTACTCAAACACCGCAACCTATGGGTATTGCTGTATCAAACTCAGGAGCAAAAGTATATGTTTCAACTGAAACTGAACCTGACAATATCTATCAATACGATTTAAGTACTTCTTGGGACGTTTCTACAGCAAGTTATTCTGGTAATTCATTCTCACCGCAAACACAGGCTGCTTCTTCTTCTGGTATCTATGTAAAGGAGGATGGCACTAAGTTGTATGTAAGAGATATTACTACAAATGCAGTTTATCAGTACACAATGTCTACACCTTATGATGTTAGCACAGCTTCTTACGATAGTAAATCTCTTAGTGTTTCAAGCCAAAGTTCTAATGGCTACGGTATTACATTTAGTACAGATGGATTGCGCTTTTTCATCACGGATATAAATGACAACATTTATCAATATAATTTAAGTACAGCTTGGGATATTAGCACTGGTACATACTCAAGTACATCTTTTAGCGTTACAAGCCAAGAAAGTACTGTTCTTGGGTTAGATTTTAGTAACAGCGGTCAAAAGATGTACATTGTTGGACAAGGCTCAGACACAATCTACCAATACTCCACAGTCCTAACCACAGCATCCCTAGACCTATCCTCTGGCTCAGTCTTTGATTACACCCCCACGTCTGACGTACAAGTAACACTAACCAACCCTGCTGCTAGTGGGACATCTAGTGGTGCTACGTTGTTGTTGACCGGGGCTGGGACTACAGGATATGACTTGGTTAATGCTTCGTATAGTGGCAAGAGTTTTAATGTGGCTGGTCAAGATACAGTTCCCACTCATACAGCCTTCAACACCAACGGTACTAAGATGTATGTTACTGGTCTAATTACCGATACTGTATATCAATATTCCTTATCTACAGCCTTTGAGGTAAATACAGCTTCATACGATAGTGTTAGTTTTAGTGTAGCTAGTCAGATGAACAACCCCCGTGGCACTGTTTTTAATACTGATGGTACTAAGATGTATATTGTTGATGGTGTCAACCTAAGCGTATATCAATACTCCTTATCTACTGCCTTTGACTTAAGCACAGCTTCATACGATAGTGTTAGCTTTAGTGTTGCTTCACAAGAGAATAGTCCTTTTGATTTAGCTTTCAATAATGCTGGTACTAAGATGTATGTTACTGGTCAGATTACAGACTCCGTTTATCAGTATAGTTTATCTACTGCTTTTGACCTTAGCACAGCTTCATACGATAGTGTTAGTTTTAGTGTAGCTAGTCAGGCTCTTATTCCTTATAGCATAGCTTTTAACCCTACGGGGTCTAAAATGTTTATTCTTGATAACAATACCAAAAACGTATTCCAATACTCCTTATCTACAGCTTTTAACTTAAGTACAGCCTCTTATGATACGGTAAGTTTTACTATTACTCAAATGACTAATCCTGTTGGTATGGTTTTCAACACCAATGGTACTAAGATGTATGTTGTTGGGACTAGCAACGACACCATTTACCAATACTCCACAGCTTCACCAGCCACCATAACCTACGATCCTGACCTACAGTGGCCCTCTGGTACAGCACCTACGTCACCCGCTATCGGTGAGACAGACGTAATAACATTCAACACGACAGACGGTGGTACAACATACAAGTCTGTACAATCTATAGATGGGGCTAAATAATGTCAAACGATAAAGACTTCGTAGTAAATGGCCCTGTCGTTGTAGGTAAGGACACCAAGGTTACTGTTGGTAGTATTGCCGCTGGTACTGTAGACCTGTCCACAGGCAACTACTTTGTTGATTCACCTAGTGGTGACTACACCTATACTTTTGCTAATCCCGGTGACGTACAAGCGTTCCAGATACAGGCTACTGGTAGTAGTGAGGCTGTTGCTAGTACGTTTAGCACTACTCTGTACACTGGTAACGGTGGGACACAAACTATTACTAACGGTATTGATCTTAGTAGTGATGGTGGTTTAGTTTGGTTTAAAAACAGAACCTCTGCTACCACTAATCACAGCATATTTGACAGTGAAAGTGGAGCTACAGGAGGCACAAGACTACTCCCTAACCTCAATAATGGCCTACAAACTTTTAATGGCACTGCTGTTTTTACTACTAGCTCAACAGGGTTTGCGTTAAACAATGATGCTAGTAATGACTTAAATGACAGTATTTATAATTACGTAGCATGGACATTTAAGAAACAGACTAAGTTTTTTGACATTGTTACATATACTGGGAATGGTGTTGCAAGAACAATCTCACATAACCTTGGTAGTGTGCCTGGCGTTATTATAACCAAGAGATTAGATAGTACATCTGATTGGGCTGTTTATCATAGAAGTTACGGATCGGGTGGCCCTGCTGGTATTCTTAATGGAACTGACGCTGCTTTCAGTTTATCAACATATTGGAACAACACTGATCCAACTAGCACTCAATTCACTCTAGGTAGCTTTGCAAATGTAAACGCTTCTGGCGGCACATACGTTGCCTACCTCTTCGCACACGATACTGCCTCAGATGGTTTGATCCAGTGTGGTAGCTATACAGGTACGGCAGCTTCTCAAAGTATAAATCTTGGGTGGAAGCCACAGTGGTTACTAATTAAATCAACAGGCGCTGCCGACTGGTATATACTAGATACAACAAGAGGTTGGACATCCACTAGTTTAACAAACAAAATGTTAAATCCTAATAACTCCACTGCAGAAAGTACTGTAGGAAATGTTGTGTATGATATTGCACACAGTAACACTGGTTTTGATTTGGCATCTACTGCATCTCAGTTTAATGCGAGCGGCCAAACCTACATCTACATGGCTATCCGTAGCGCCTCAGCCCCAGCTATAACATGGCCTACCAACATTGAGTGGCCTGCGGGTATAACCCCAAGCACACCAGCAGAGGGTGAGACAGACGTATATACCTTCACGACTGACGATGGTGGTACGACATACACGGGTGTTCAATCAATAGACAACGCAAGCTAATAGAGGAGAGTGAATCTATGGAAGCGTTTAAGATCAAGAATGGCCTACAAGCGGGTAGGTACTTAGGTAGTAATGGTGTTGAGACTGCTGGTAGTGTAGGTTATGACCTTGCTGGTGCTAGTTATGATAGTGTTAGCTTTAGTGTATCTTCTCAGGATGCTAATCCAACAGGTGTCGCATTTAGCAGTGACGGAACTAAAATGTACATTACTGGAAATACGAATGATAATGTTTTCCAGTATACACTAAGCACAGCCTTTGATATTAGCACGGCATCTTATGATAGCGTATCTTTGAGCGTTACGCCTCAGACAACAGTTGCTATTAGTCTTACATTTAAGCCAGATGGTTCTGTTCTTTATGTTGCAGGAACTACGGCCGTATACCAATATACTTTAACAACAAATTATGATCTGTCTACTGCATCCTACGCCTCAAAAAGTTTAACAGTTAGTGGACAAGAAAACAGTAACCAAGGGGTGGCTCTCAGTGCGGATGGGACAAAGGTTTATATTGTAGGTACAACTAATGATACGGTGTATCAATACACACTAAGCACCGCTTGGGATTTATCAACAGGTAGCTACGCATCAAAGAGCCTTAGCGTTACGTCACAGGATACGCAACCTCGTGGGCTGACACTTAATAATGATGGCACTAAGATATATGTCTTAGGCCAAACAGGAGGGGCAGTTTTTCAGTATACACTAAGTACTGCTTATGATATATCAACAGGTTCTTACGATAGTGTAACCTTCTCTGTCTCTAGCCAAGAGGGAACTCCGAATGGGTTAGTTTTTGGTGATAACGGTACAAAACTATATGTTGTTGGTATTACCAATGACTCCATCTACCAATACTCCACAGTAGCCTAAACACAAACCCTAGACCTTTCCACTGGTACTACATTCAGCTTCACCCCTAGTGGTGCAACAACTGTGTCGTTCACTAA